GATATTATGTTTACTCCAGGATTTTTAAAAGCTGCTGTGTCTCATGCCGAGGACCCTGAAGTAGGGATTGTGCACGGGGAAAACGGAAGCTGGGATTTTTTTGTTCTTAAAGATTGGGTAGTTCAGCAGTATGGTTTGTTTGACGAGAATCTATACCCAGCTTATTGTGAGGATATGGAGTATGGCCAGCGTTTTAAGCATACTGAGTTAAAGCGTCACATGTCTGTTGGCGTCCCTTATTTCCACGGTGAAACCTGTGGTGATTACGCAGACGGCTCTCAGACCTGGCGTAGTGAGCCTGCGTTAGCGGAAAAAATCCATATTGCTCATGAGATGAACAAGCATTACCTCCACGCTAAATGGAGTCCTGCTTGGCAAGCGCATATCGAAGGGGACGTCTACCCGCATCCTTTTAATAATGAGGCGCTGCCTGTAAGCCTGACTACGTACAATTTGGATTTTGTTCGTCGTAAAAATTTAGGATTCTAAAAATGGATTTTCCTTGCACCGGTTGTGGAGTGTGCTGCCAAAAAATACGAGACACTTTAAATAGCGCTGAGACTATGAAGTCTCTTCCAGTGCTATATAAAGCAATTAAAGAGTTTCCCTATGAGCCGAATGCGGATGGGAGCTGCTCAATGTTGGAGGGTAATCGATGCTCCGTTTATGAAAATCGACCTTTGTTGTGTAACGTCAGAAAACTCGGTGAGCTGTCTGGGTACCATCAAACGACGTGGTATTCCCTTAATGCCCTGACCTGTAATGTTCTTATCGATGAAGCAGGTTTAGACGAATCTTATTTTGTCACGATATAGTTAAGATATTGCTATTCTGGGCAGCGCGATGCCTTTTTATTCGTCGTACCCGACTGAAGGTCGTCTGATCAACACCCTGAAACGGGTGTTAGACAATAAAAATCTGACCTCGTTTAGGTTCAGTAAAGTTTCTGATTTATCTCCAACTACTACCAGGAAAATTTATTCTGATCAATATTACATCCCTTCCCCTGAAGTCCTAGAGCGTATTTGTTTAGTCCTAGACGTCCAGCCTGGCGATATTCTGCAGATTGCGTCTAAGATGGAGGCAGCAGAAGCGGTGTGTTCAGGTGTTTAGCCCTCAAGATTACGAGTTTGCTTCTCGGGTTTTAGGGCTTCCCTGCCCGAAGACTCCTGCTGAGATGGCGGCGGCAGCACCTATGACCGCTGTAGTGCTTCGTAATTTCCACCGGGCTGCTCCTCCGATGCCTGGTATGGAGGGCGACGGGATCATGACCTCCCCTACTCGCTCCCTTAACGGATACCCAGATACTTCACAACCGGAGGTTCGTGGGCAGTTAATGCACCGTTTGCAGGCTAGTGCCACGTCTCCTTCTGACGAAGCTGAGGTTCAAGAGCTGGTCGGGATGCTTTTCCAGGATCCTAATCTGATGCAAATGTTCCTGGAGTTCATTCAGAACTTAAGTAATGACGGTCTTGACGGGGCTGAGTACCTGAGCCGTCAACGCCCTTTGGAGTATGACCTTCCTAATTACGGTGGTCAATACTCTGTTCTTAACGCTCCTTCCAGTTCCACTGTTCCTGCCTCGGTGATGTATCAGGAGCTGGGGTGATATGAACGTACGCGAACAACAGCTACGCGAGGCGGATGTCCGGCGGGATGCTCCGGATTTAAACGCTGCTTCTTTTTTAAGTATGTATATTCAGTCGAACTTCCCTCAGACTGCTTCGTTGCCTTCTAAGAAGCAACTAATGCTGGGTATTCTCCCGCAAGAAGACGGTCAGAGTGTAAAATCAAGTAAGAAGATCCCTTCTGGAACTTCGTACGATAATCCCGCTGGGTCCTGATGGCTGCTCCTGTTGCTGCTACTGCCGGGCAATTCTTAATGAGTTTGCTGTCGGATATTGTTGCAAACAAAGTCGCTGGTCCTGCTTCAGCTTCTGCTGAGCCCTCTCAGTACAACGTAGCCGAATCCGCTGTCAGTAAGCCCTACTTCCAAGGGGCTGCTCCAGAGCTTGCGTACACTCAGTACTACGCTAACGAAGCTTTTCGGCGTAACTTACTGCGTGGGTTAGGATTTGACGTCCCTGAGCTTGAAAGCCCAGATGTCTTTATGGGCGGCGTCGAGGAGCGCCTCGAACGCCAAGCTCAAAGTTTAGGCCAACGTGAGCGTCAACTCGAAGCCCTTAAGAAGCAGTACGAATATCTAAATGAACTTGCTCGCGGACAAGCTTCTGTAAAACAGCAAGAAGTTCGTTCTCTTGGTGATGTTCAACGCGAACGTGTAAGTTCTTCTTACGACTTCGCTCAGAATGTCCTGGATTCGGCGATTAAAAACGTTCTGGTACAAGATAGACTGGATAACAGCAACGTCCTGTCTACGCTTGCTGGGTCTACCTGAGGGAGTTTAAAGACATGGATCCTTACGAACTCCTTAATCAAGCTATTTCCGTCATTCCGGGAATGTCTTCTCCTCGGTATCCAGGAGGTGGTCGTATTAACACCAGCGTGGGCCAGACAGGTGCTCCGCCTCCGGGGCAGCTTGCGTATAAAGACGGCAAGCCCGTTTTTTACGTAGATCCCTACTACGGTTTTCAGTCTGCCGAAAGCTTCAAAAAAGCCACTGGCAAATACCCTCAAGGTTTCGAGCCTGCGGCTCCTTTGGCCTCTGCTGCTCCGCCGAGCCCCGCTTCTCCCGAACCTGATATGGGGAGTCAAGGGGCTTCCTCTACTGAGCCTCCTGCCACGGGGGGTGGCGCCCCGGATACAGCTCCTCCCGCTCCGACTCCGGGTTCTGTCGGGGAGGGTGCCGGTGTGGAGCAAGAACAAGAACCTATTGTTGATCCCACGCGGGAATTGATCGAGCGGGTTTTTGACCCCGAATATCAGCGCGAGATCAGCCAACAAAAGCTTCGTAATCTTATCGAAGCTTCGATTGTCACAAGCGCTCTAAAAGCTCCTCGTGAGCGTCAAAAGCAACAAGCTGAAACGGAGCGCCAGAACATTCAAGCGTGGCGGGACATTCGGACAGCCCAAATCGAAGCTAATGCTCGTCAACAAATGGCGCTGGGATTAGCAACTGTGTCTGCATTAACCCCCAATATGCAGAATTTTGCTGAGATTTATAAAGCTTCTCAAGCTCCTTTTAACCTTCGTTCTGCCCGAGGATAATTATGCCTATTCCTTTTGCTGCCGCTGCTTCCATGCCGTTGCTGGCAGGAGGAGGAGGTCTCGCAGCTGGCGGCGCAGCTGCGGCGGGCGGTGCCGGGCTTTTAGCTGGCACTGGTGGAACATTGCTTGGAGTCGGCTCCGCTCTTAGCGGTTTAGGCGCTCTCGGTAGTGCCTTTATGGGCGGCGGTGGGCAGGCAGACTATTCGAGCTTGTACGCTCAACTTGTACCCGGACAAGCAAGGACAACTTTAGCCGGACAAGAACTTGCTTCCATGATGGGAGCCTATACGGGTCTTCTCGGAGCTCGTAGCAGTGTTGCCCAAGAGAGCGCTCTTGGTCAGTTTGATGTCGCTACGCAAAAAGATTTGACTGCTGCTGGTCTCCAAACCGGCATCGCTTCTCAGTTGGCTAGCAGTGCTATCGGTCTTGGTGAAGCTGCAGGCAAAGCCAAGCTTGCTACGGAAATGCTTGGTCCTGAAACCGCTGCATCTCTGGCAAAACAATTTGGTACTACTGCAGGAGCACTCCAGCAAACCGGTCTCCAGGGTGAAACGCAGCTTCTTCTGCCTACAGCCACCGCAGCCGCGCAAACCGGATTAGAAGCAGCTAAAACACGTAACCAGCAGATGCTGGCTACAACACAGACAAATCTAAATATTGCTAAAGCTCAAGAGGATACCCGTAATGCACTTGCATTACAGAGGGGTCAAGTTGAAGGTCAGTTGGCACTGAAGCGATTTGGTGCTGGAATGGCGATGGCCGGTCAACGAGCATTTGCATGATCAAATCGACAATAGGTGATTCAACCACGGTTGCAACGTGGTTAGCTTCGCTTGAAAAGTCTCAAAAAGACGCGTTTGTTCATTACGCAAAAAACGCGACCTCTGACATTGAAGCTTATCTTTATGCCCGGTTTTTAAACCCCGGCTACGCTGGCAGTATCTCGGATATCACTGCCTGGGTTCAGGAAAAGTATCCTAAGGAGGATTTACGTAAGGTCCTTCTACGTGAGATCGATGATCTCCAATTGGATATTCGTAATGTGCGAGATATGACTCAAAATCAAATGTTAGATCATGCTACCGCAGCCACAAAGATATCAACGCTGCAGAAAGAGCTTCGCAGTCACATTCAAGCGGTACGGGCTATTTCGGACGGTCTTGATCGCCGTGGTTTATTACTCGCTGGTGCTGATCGGTGCCTACGTGAACTGGTTCAGACATTCGACGGACAACCGGGAGTCCAAGCTCTGCTTGAAGACTCCTCGATTATCGTCTGGACTACGCTGGAAAAAGAAGAGAAGTCCTAATCCACTTTTTTAAGACGCTTCATGATGTTCTCCAAGGGGGTCCTAAAGATCCCCATGAAGGCATCGTTTACGCCTAAGGACATAACTAACTCTGTACTTTCCACATAAGCCCCAAAAGGTAGGATTACTGCAGGCTGGTTTGAGATAGGGTTCCCCATCAGATCCGTCCATTCGATTACTCGGTCTTCTAACGAGCCGGTAAATAGAGGTTCCGGGACAATATACGTAACTTTAGTAAACTCTTTGTCAACCATGTAAGCGCTTACATGATAAATAAGATAAGGTTTTCCATTTTCTGAGAACGTCGTATGCTTCCAGTGATAAAAGATTAGGTACCCGTAACCTAGATCGATAGGGGCTGTTGAGTTAAAAGTGGGTGCGCCTTTGGTTACTTGGTCTAGAACATCCGTGTTGAGCTCTATGCGAGCTGCCCGCTCACTCTCAATCACCAGAGGACGCGTGGAGTACAAACACGCCAGCTCCCCGTTTCTAGGAAAGAAACACCAGTTTTTTTCCGCTTTACCTGGATGCAAATTTTCGCCGATTGGTGGGGTGGCTGATTGAACAGCCTCAAACTTTTCGTTTACCCAGCAGACGGAAACTTTTGGTTGATGGAACAGTTTGTCCGTTCGCTTGTCGTAACGGCTTGCGTATGTAGAAGTTATGAATTGTACGTACAGGCTTTCATCCGGACCTTTAAATAAACGAGGATCTTCGTAGCTAAGTCGATGTTTTTTAGGTCGCAGTTTTTTGGTCCCGATAATGCTGGCGTCATCGGGGCCGAGCATACCGATATAAATGTCATTCGGCTGCCCGTTTAGATAAAAGTATTTCATGTCGTGCCGGAACCCAAAGGGCTGGGGTTGGCAGCGCCACGCGATGTAGGTGTTTTGGTTGTGTTTGATTACCGAAGGGTTAAAGTTTGCGATGGAGTTCTCGGGTAATCCGTTTACAATCCGCGTGAACTTCCCTCCGAGTTCTTCAGCCTGCTGGTAGACGGAGGGGATACCTCGGATTTCCCGTTTAACTGGGAAGAGGACGTCGCTGTAAGCGTGGAAAAAACGATGTGTTGTTTGCATGAGTCAAGCAGAAAGATCAGAGATAGCTTTAGAGAACCCCATAGCGACAGATTCCCACCGGTACTCGGGGCGCTGTGTGACCGCGTAGCAGGCGTCCGCGACCTCAGCGTAAATTGACTTGTCTTCATACAGCTCCGTTAGCAGTTGAGCGGTGTGCGAAACATTCACCAGACCACGTTCAACACCGAGGTCTTTGTCGACAACCCACGTGGCAATGTCTGCCAGTTGGGCTGCACCTTCCCAGATGTCTTTACACGCGGTGTGATTCGGGACAACTTGGGGCTTATGGCAACTTGCATTTTCGAAGCTGACGAGACCCCAGCCTTCCCCGTCTGCTGTATTTAAACCGACGTCACATGCGTTGTAGATCTTGTTAAGCAGACTGTCCGGAGGTGCGTCCATATAGTTCATGTTCGGGGACGTCAGGATCAGCCTGTGTTTATCGTCTAATCCACGCTTCGTCATTTCGCGGTGGAACAGAGGCATTACGTCCCAACCTAGATCTTTAGCCCCCATGTGTAGATACAGCATGGTGTCAGGTTTATCGACTGCAAATTCAGCAAAAGCCTGAATTGTTAGATCGATACGTTTACGGGGTTGGTTCCGGTTCCCGTTGAAGACGATGAATCTGTCGATAGGCAGACCCAACTCTTGACGGGCTTCCTCTTTCGAGATTGGGTAGAAACGGCCGTTGTCCACCCCGTGGGGAAGAACACCCAACCGAGGGATGTTGATCTTATGAGAAAGGATTCGGTGTGCGCAGTTAATAGTGAAGGTGATCGCTAAATCCCAGAAGGGCATGTTCTGCAGCATGTCCGGGTAGTAGCTTTCGCTATCCACCGGGAAGTACGCAATGAACTTGAACTTCAGATCATCCTTAAGGAACTGACATCGCTCCCAAAATTGATTGACGATCCAGATGTCGTTTAGACAGATAACAACATCAGGACGTTCCTTATGTAGGATCTCTGGGATCCTGCTTACACCAAAACGATCCTGCGAACCACCGGCACACGCAGGGTAAATTTTATATGGGTAGTCGTGGGGGTCGCCTGTGTAGTTAATACCGAGCACACATACTTCGTGCTCTTTTGTTAAGTGCTCTAGAACGCTATGGGTTACTCGACCAAATCCAGTGTTACTACAAGCGTCTCCATACCAAAGAATTTTCGCCATGTTTGGCTGCGGTTTCTAGTACAATCAATATAGCAGTACTGTCAGTTTGTTGATATGCCTAGCCGGGAATCTCTTGCTTATCGTCGAAGCGCTCAAATCAACGCAAAGAAAGCATCTGACTCACGAGATGGTGCTCTAGACACAATTTATGGTCGTGCGTCTAGTGACTTTCATACGTTCTGTACTATTCTAGATAAAACTCCAGCGCGTCACATGCTGGAATGGCACCGTCATTTAATTACAGGAGAGTCCAACAAATACCTGTTAGACATCGCTGGACAGAACCTAGATATCTTGGCTCCACGTGGTAGTGCTAAGAGCACAGTGTTGAACTTATTTACAGCTTGGATAATTGGGCGTCACACTACGGCTAAGAGACCACTCCAAATCATTTACTGTTCGTACAACATCGCTACAGCAATTCCAAAGAGTCGAATTATTAAGCAGATCATCGACTCTCCTGAGTACCGCAAGGTCTTCCCCCGCGTAAAACTACGGTCAGGGATGCAGTCGGACATTGGTTGGTCGATTGATTTTGATTACGCTGATATCCCTCGTCTAGGTGATGAAGAATTTACACTGCGTGCTGCAGGTCTTCGAGGTTCGATTACGTCAAAACGTGCTCATATTGTTATCGTAGATGACCCTATCAAATCTAGTGCGGACATTAAAAACCCGTCCATTCGGGACGAGATGAATAACAACTGGAGTTCAGTTATTGCTCCGATTATTTTTGAGGGTGGACGGGCCATTTGTCTCGGTACTCGGTTCCACCCGCTGGACATCCATAAAACGATGTTCGTTCCGGAAAAAGGGTGGAAACAGGTAACACAAGAAGCTATTACGTACGATGACAAGGGAGACCCTGTTAGCTACTGGCCCGAGCAGTGGAGTGCAGATTACCTGCTTGGACAGAAGGAACTTGATCCGGTTGCATTTGCGTACCAGTACCAACAGCAGCCGGTGATGACCTCTGATCTGGTTGTTTCGCCAGATCTACTCGTTAAAGGTGAAGTCGTTACTGAATTCGATTCCCTCGCTGTAGGGATCGACCTTTCAGCCAGTAAAAATGAAACTAGTGATTACACAGCGTTCGTGCTAGGAGGGAGACTTAAGGATAACTACTACATAATTGATGCTCACCAGTGCCGCTCTATTGGAAACCTTGAGAAAATAGACCTTCTGTGCGACATGCTCTTGGAGTGGGGTATCTTGACCCAACAAGACGGGCAGTTTTTCCCGACATATTCCACGGTGACCCTTGTAGTTGAGTCTGTTGCCTACCAAGCTTCCCTTGCAGCTGACCTACGCCGCGTTCTTTTGAACGAGCGTGGGCTCAGTAACCTCCACATTCATGAAGTCAAGGGTTTTCGAGGGGATAAGATCGCTAGATTTAGAGGCACCCTCGGATTATTAGAAAATAAAAAGGTGACATTTAACAAATATCGTAAGTTTGATGCGCTCTTTGACCAGTTAATCAACGTCGGTGCTACAGCTCATGACGATTTGCTGGACTCATACACTTGGTTGATTACATTTCTACAGCGTCGTGGCAACTTCTCGATCGAGTACTGATGAAAACACAAACTTCTACGCTCTCTGGCTCGCGGATGTGGGTCGCGATCACAGCTCATCAGCCCCTGAAGCGCATTAACTCGTTAATTAATACGATTCAAGCCTATCTAGAGTATGAACTAAACGTAAAAATAAACATTTATGTAGACTACGAGTCGGAAAAAGACGTAGAGACACTAAAAAGCGTTCTAGAACCTTATTTTTCTTCGCTGGACATAGAAATTAAGGTCTGTGGACCGGAGTATTCCGGGTGGGAGCTGACGTGGGCGCATAAAACTGATCTTGTTCTCGCCTGTATGAACTACACGGCAGATTTTTACGTTTACCAAGAAAATGATATGGTGCTGACGTACGAAAATTTAAAATATTGGTTTAGGTGGAAAAACAGGTTAAGTGAGACGGGTTTCGAGCCAGGTTTTGTGCGGTACGAGGAGCACGACGGTAAGAAAATCCCTTTTGACAACTACCACGAGTTCTCACTGACGCGAGAAACGCCCAACGTCTGGCACGATATCGGTTTTAACGTCAAGATGATGCTTGTTGTTGATCCAGATATCAAGTTTTTTGCTCAAGTGTCTAATCCGTACTATGGAGCGATGATACTGGATCAAAAAGACGCAGTTAAGTACGTTAAAAGTCAGAGTATGGACCCTGTTCGCAGTTATGAGCTTGTTGGGATTCGAAATTGGCCTTTAGCTGACCGTAGTTCTATGGGTTTGGCGTTCGAAGATGTTCCACGGGGGTATGAGCATCGCCGTTGGATCCCCGTGGTAGAGCGGAACGGTCGTTATGTACCTCATGAATGTTGTTTGATTAAACACGACGACACAAAGTACACTAAAGAGCTTCTTAAGAAGTCTAATGATTTGATAGACTGTACAAAGATGTTTAGAATGTAAAGTGACACGGCGAGGGGCTCACTATGTCTCAGTGTGTTATGTTCTGAACGGTCATCACTACCAACAGACTCTGTTTCGAGATGATGCGTACAGATTACGACGGTTTGTTGAACGCGAAGCTGGGACAATCTACTGGTTCAACCCCGCCTAGCGATCCTGTAAATCACCCAGCGCATTATACACAGGGTGGTATCGAGTGTATCGACGCTCTTAAAGCTGCGTTAGGGGTAGATGGATTTAAATCGTACTGCCGGGGGAATATCATTAAATACCTGTGGCGTACAGACCATAAGAATAAAGTAGAAGACCTTAAAAAAGCGCAGTGGTATCTTTCCCGATTAATCGAAGAGAGCTCTGATTGAACGTATAATGTAGGAAAATAGCAAATTCATGGACGTTAGAGCTTTTGGATCTATTTACGGGCAGACGTCTTCTCTGCCTTTTACGAGTGGATTTGGTTGGGTTCCGGCTCAAGGTCGTGTGAATTTTCCTGCGTGTCGCGCTCTTTTCGTTGACGCACCGGGTAATCAGAGTAAAGGCTACTTAAGTGTCGAGATGTCGGATGCTCCAGGGCAAACTGCTCGCGCTGAAAATTTACAAGGAGATACTATTTATCCCCTCTCTTGTACAGCTTTACTTAGCGGAAGCATCGGCAGCGTTTTTGTTCTCTACTGATGGCTGAAGTAGCTAAAAAACGCGACCCTAAGAAGTGGGCTGCTGCGAAAGCTAAAGCTCGTAAAAAGCTTGGGGGGCACTCGGCCCGAGCAATGCAGCTCGCGACTAAGTACTATAAAGATGCGGGTGGAACTTACG